CCGCTCTTTAAGCTGCTTCATAGCCCCGCTAGGGTTGAAATCAGCCCGTGCCTTTACTTCCCAATCAATACCAACAGTACCGGTAATATCAGTGCCAGATCTACCAGCACCCGTACTTTCTGCGAACGGAAAGCCTCGTTTAGCAAGGTACTCAGCTACTAACTTCTGTGTCCGGTAGCCCCGGTGTTTCCGACTCTGGCTCGGCATATAGACCCTCCCGCTTTAGATACTCATCAATCATAGCCTGGTTCTCGGCCATCTGAGATTCTAGCAAAGCAATCTCACCGTCTGTGAGCTTGTCCTTGCCCTCTTCAAACATCTGCTTTCCCAAATAATGGGCCTGCATGAAACGAGACATATTAAATCGTTCACGGGCTTTTAGAAAGAGCTGCTGCTCCTCAATACGTGCCGCAATTTTTTCCTGGCGCTTACTCATGTATTGAACCTCCTAGTTCTGGCCCTCATGCCTCCACCGTCAGATGTGCGGCGGGTGAGCTCACGAGAAACTAACTGTGAATCCCTCTCAACATTGAGAGTTCTTGTTTCAATGATCTTACGAAATGCATACTTGATATCTAGCTCATGCTGTAGATCCTGGATTTCTTGGGTTGCAGAGATCTGGGCCTTAATAAGCGCAACCCTATCTCCCTTAGCTCCGGTCCAGTTCTTAAGCATGCCTGAAGCTTCAGCGTTATCTAGCGCACGTTGGGCCTCTCTCTCATTGATAATAGCAATAGCTTGAGCACCAGCTAGATGATCATTCCACTGAGTAAACTGAACAAAGAGATCCATAAGACCTTCATCATCCAGATCAGTAATGTCACGGGGTAGCGCCGGGATCTCGTACTCAGGCTTTGCAGTCAAGGAGAAACCTAGCTCGTTAACTGCACTTAATACATCTCTGCTAATGCTCATTTTGCCTCCTGGAATGGGGCGCAACGTGTGCAACCCTTTTCAATGTTTATACTACAAAGCGGTGGGCGGTCGTTGTTAGCAGCCCACGCTACATCTAGAGCCTTATCAAAAATATCTTTTGTAAACTCTGGATTGTAGGTTACAACAAACTCTTTGTATTCTTGATTAGCCTTAAGCTCATAGATAAATACAATCTCTTTGGGAGCAGATTCAAGAAGTCCTTCTTCAACCATTAGATGGCAAAGATGTAGATATACCTGACCTTGCAGCTGATGAGCACGGAAGGGAGTCTTTATGTTTTTCCAAGCAATCTCTACATTCCCATTGGCCTGCTCCATGATAGCCGGAGCTTCCATGCGAATACCGCCGGAGCCAATAGACTTGATCTCAATTAAGCAGTCATCCCCAAGACCTCTGATCCAACCATCAGCGTGTCCTCGAATCATGTGCTTATCGCTACGGAGTGGTACTTCCGTATAGTTCTTAGATAAAGAAACTCCCCAAAGGCGCTCCTCACCAATCAACCAAGTGCCATAGAGCACACCCATCTCATTAAACCAATTCTGCCACTTGGCGTGGATAGTATGGCCTTCTGCAAAGATAGATGCTAAACGAGCTGTAGGCTTATCCCGTGTTTCTACGTAGTTACCTTTGAGTGCGTGATACTGTGCAAGAGCGCACCAATCATCTTTAATAATATCGGATGGGTGGATATAGCTCATATCACGATCATCAAAAGGACGTGACAACACATGTCGTTCTACAGCACCCATCAAGCGAGTCTCACGCTTACTGGTTGCTAGGAATGCTTTTAAATCTTTACTGGCAATAGTCTTAGGTTTGCCCATACTTTCTGCCCTCTTTCTCCAACCACTCATCTAGAGTGATCCCCTGTTTCTTAAGCTTACGCTCTACAGCATTTCTCTCCCGATGAGACATGCCGCCAAATATTCCATGCTGCTCTGCATTCAGTATAGCCTCTTTAAGGCACTCTTGTCTAACTGGGCAGGGAGGCTTGCCATCCTTACCCCAGCAAATAGCTTTTGCCTTATCTGCGATAGGTTTGTACAAAGCTTTGTCACGTGGTGGGAAAAAGATCTCCGTATCTTCACCTTGACACTTAGCGTCATATCGCCAAGTCCATGACGGGTCATCACTGTAACGCAATACCACTTATTAGTCCAATTCGTTGTGGCCCCCCACACCGCTATTGTACATGGCATTTGTTAATTCATGAAAATGGTGCTCCTGGATAATCACATAGTCTTGTCCATCTAAGTGAAAGGCCAGAACCGGCTCCCTACTATCTAGGATAGCCTCTGTGGTTATCTTGTCCAAGATAGAGGACTGTATGCTAAAAGACTTCTTACTGGTCCATTTATGCTCGAATAGGTAGTGGTCATTTCTAACGTCACCTTTACGAGACCAAAAGGATCCTGAACCCGCACTGCGCTGGCCACCCGTTAGGGCAGCCAGACGCTTCTCGTGCTTAAGGGACTGCTTCTGACCCTCACTCTTCATCAGGAGACTCCATCATTAAGGCTGGGCTGTTCTTAAGGGTGTCCATAACTGCAGCGCTAATTTCAGCGCTAAGGTCCAGCTCCTCACGAAGAGAATCAATCAGAGCCTGTGCACCTTGCCACTTACGGTCCTTGTAGTACATCCAACCACCACGACGCTCCACAATGCCATTTAAGATGGCTAGGGAGACGATCTCTTTACCGGTGTCATAGTTACCGGCATCAATAGGTCCACCCTCTGAGAAGTAGAAGTCTAGATAAGCAGTCTGCTGTGGGGGATAGGTCTTGTTCTTAATAGTACGGACACGAATCGTTTGCCCCACACGACGCTTCTCTTGTCCGGTGCCTACCTCGAGCCAATCATCACGCTTTACTTCGCAACGAACGCTGTAGGCGTAGTCTTTTCCAAGACCTCCTGGAGTTGTACGAGGATCGCCGTGCATGACGCCAATCTTCATACGGTACTGATTGATCATAATGCCCAAGACTGGGCGTTCTGATTCGATAAGGTCACGCTTGGTAGCGGACGAAACCTTACGGAAGAACTTATTGGTGATTAGAGCTCCTCGTCCCACAGTAAACTCTTCCATGTGCTTCTCGTCTTCTGCACTAGGAACAAGAGCAGGAAGGCTGTCAATAACAACCATGTCAACCGCTTTGCTTTCCATGAACTGAATAACTGCATCAAATGCATCCTCCATACTGTTAGTTTCTACGATAATTACACGCTCGGTATCAACCCCGCAAAGTTCTGCGTACTCTGGATCAAAATCTTCTGCAGCAATCCATACAGCTGTGAACTCTGGGTTCTTAGCCTGATTGGCAGCGATAGTGCGTAATGCAATAGCAGTCTTACCATGCGACGCTTCGCCAACAAGTTCTACCCAACGGTTCATAGGCCAACCTCCACCAAGAACTACATCCAAAGTTAGAGATCCGGTAGGAATACGGTTAGGAAGATTGACTTCACTAGCACGAACAACCGTACCAGCACCAAGCTTCTTATTAATGTTTGCAACTACTTTGAGTGCATCTGGACTGATTACTGACATTATCCGATCCTATCTACTATGATGTTTGGGTTAAATCCACCTGATTGTCCTACTTGCTTGGCTGGGGTGGCAGCGCCCCCACTACCACCGCCAGGCATTCCTGCACCAGATCCTTGCTGCAACAACGGATAACCGCAGTCATAGCAACGAGCACGGCCAGTACCTTGAGGAGCAAAGTAATTGCCTGAGAAGCAATTAGGACAGCTCTCGTTATTTCTGGCACTTACTGCCTTAGTCATTGTCTGATCTTTGCTAGGATCATAGGTAATAGGAGCATTGCCTATTGAAGGTTGATATGGGACACTAGGCGCAGGTCCCGTTGCAGGCGTACTACCTTGAGTAGAAGGGGTACCACCTAGCTTATTTGCCCACCAATTACTCGACACTATACCCTCCCTGTTCTGCAAGTAGTTCTAAGCTAAATAATGTTGATAAGCATGAGATGGTAGATGAGAGAGCCACAAGCCGAAACATCTTGCTTAAGGACTCTATGTCGTTTAGATCAAACTTTTCTTCGGGAGGAGCGTCGTGCTCCTCAATCATGTACGCTGCCAATGCTATTTTTGAACAGATATCTGAGTGGGAGTCTATAAAAGGGATTAGGCCTGCAAACCTTTCTAGCCTTTCCTGACTTGCACGCTCTTCCATCTCAGCTACTTCATCTGAAATTGGAGGTAGGCCCATAGCCTCAGCAATCTCCTCTGCAGGCATAAGCATAGAGTCGTAGATAACCTGACGAATCAACACCGGCAAAGGTATGTGCTTATTGAGGTTGTCCTCAAACACAACCCTATTCTTCTTTTTGCGACCAAACATTACTTAGCCTCTCCCCAACGTTGCACAGTTTTAACGTCTGCGATCATAGGGATCTGCAGAGCATTGATACCTTCCATAGCCTCACGAATAGCAGCCTCTGTCTCTTCGGCAAGATGGTCGGGAGTTACAGTAACAAGTTCATCGTGAATAGTTAAAATCAAGCTTGCCTCATCAGGGATAAGCTTGTTAGCCCTGATCATAGCCAACTTAATAAGATCTGCAGATGAACCCTGGATTACCGTGTTAAACGCCTGACGTTCTGCTCTGGAGCGTTCCCATTGTACATCTGATCTTAGTTCTGGCAGATAGCGGCGACGTCCCATATACGTAACAGCGTACGGAATAGGACTACGGTTCCGGCTCTCCTTGATTACCTGCTTCTTATACCGGGCAATAGCAGGGAACTTATGAGAGAACTCATCAAGTAACCGGCGTGCTTCAGGAACCGTTACCCCGATAGAGGTAGCGATCTTGTCAGGTCCCACGCCATACATCATGGCTAAAACCAAAGTTTTGGCAGCAGAGCGATCTACTCCAACTGTGCTGCCGATGGTGGTATAGATATCCACACCATCCATATATGCGCCACACAAGATCCTGTCTTTAGAGAAAGAAGCAAGGACACGTGGCTCAATCTGGGAATAGTCAGCAACGACAAGCTTATAACCTTCTGGGGCAATAAACAGGTTGCGGATAGCCTTACCGT